AACCTCCTCAACATACACAGTGCCTTTGCGCTTAACAGCAGGGCCTTGTGGGGCGGGGTCAAAGTTAATTAAGGTCTTGCAGCCTTTACTGTAATATTTAATATCAGTACGGGCAGCGATTAAGGGGCCTAATCTACCGTAGTTAAAACCATTCTGCGTGTAATACGCTCTAGTCATTTAGAACCCCGCTGCTAAATACTCACTTACCTGCAATACGTCAACAACGCCTTCTTGTCCGTCTATGCTGATAAAGTCTTCAAATTCTGATTTAAATATCGCTATCTGCGAATCTCTCTCACTCTTACTCCCAACCACTCTGTAGGCTATTAAAGCTCCCAAGTATCTAGATAGTAATGTGGTAAATGTGGGGGTAAACTGCTGGGTATCTTCTTCATCAGATATGTAAATAATACCAACAGCGTCATTGTTACTTAATATCTTCTTACCCTCGATCTTATATGAATCAGGGCCTGAACGGCTAGGGATGTTAGATATCTCAAACGTTTCGCTAAATGGTATAGCATAGTTTGAAGTGTATCTTTCTTCCAAGTCCGTCATATATACTTTTAAACAATCAGAGGGCAGCGTAAATTGATTCGCGTAGTTGAATGCGGGTACTGACACGTCTTTATTCAGAGCCGCCCTCTTGATTGAAAAGTTCCACGTATACATACGCAGCAAGGTGCGCCTAGCCGAATCATACCGAAGGTTACACTCACGTGCTTCCTTGGTGTCCTCGGTTAGGCTAGTAATAGAATTAGCTCCGATATTCTGAAGCGCCTCATTACATATTAGCACCTTGCCCATAAGTTATACCTGTAACTCGATATCAACAGTAATAGTACCTGCAGCCGAACCAACAGTGTTAGCTGTGATTGCTAGGTCATATACCGTATCAGGGTTAGTGGTCAAAGATAGAGCAGCGTATTCCCAGATAGGTTTACCTAGCTCGTCAATGTTTGGTGCAGTTAAAGCGTTTGTATCATCAGCGGCGCTTGTTACGTTAAGCCCGTCTGTGAATAAATCTTTATCTACAACAGTACCAGTATCAATATTGTACAAGCCAATATCATAATCAGTACCAGCCGTAATTGCATCATTCCATACGCGGAGTGATTTAATTGCAGCGTTAGAAGGGATGCGGATCAAACGGTAAATTGAACCATTATCGTCAGCAGCCGCTACTTCTAGTGTTATACGAAAGAACTTTGGATTAGTTCCGCCATTTGTTTTTGAGTCAAGCAATGTGCCAGTTCCCAAGTCAGTATTTACATACTTATTTTCTACAGCCATGTTCTATTCTCCTATTCTGCTACGTCGATTTTAACTACTTTAGCACCTTCGGCACGCAATGCAGCGTAACGAGAAGTGATAACTAACTGATGCGTATCCACTTTATCAGTACGTCTTTCATAACGTACTGCAAAGTCTGACAACATACCTAGCTTAAGAGCATCACCAGAAAAGGCGAAACACTCACGGTCAGAACCATCAAGATTGATGATAGACGCGCCAGATGTCGGGTCAGATGGGAAGATTAAAGCATTCATACCAAGAATTTGTGGTAGATTACCAGACTTCGCAGCTTCACCAACATTAAAGTCAGATGAGATAACTTCGATTTCGTCAAACAAAGTCGATGCTTGAACGTCAGTCATTGCTACGTATAGTTGCTCGCCGTATAAGCCAACGCCCTTAGAATTAAGAGTTTGCTTAACTTCGCGCATCTTGTCGTATGTTAGACCAGAGCCAGCAGTTATAGTTTGCACACCATCATTAGCTGCGTTTACAGTTGTAGTGAAGTTCTTACCAGTCAGGATATTGCCCAATGCCGCTTCTGCTACAACTTTATCAAGTTGGCGCATTGCTGACATAGCCATTTGCTTAGCGTATCCAGATTTGTAGTCTACAAGTGATTTCAACTGATCATCAGTATCAATAAAGATTGCATCATAGAAAGTTTCTAGATTCGCGCCACGTCTTTGGTGGTCTGGATCAGAAGCTACAATGCTTTCAAATCTTGAAGTTACTTGCTTTTGTTGTCCTGCGCCCAATAGTTGATGCTCGAAAATCTCGCCGCGTACTGGTGCTTCAGGGATAAGGCCCCTAAATATAGAAGTCAGTTGTTGTGCCTCTTGGTTTAGCTGATTAGTAAAATCAGTAACCAGAGTATTTATTTGTGTATCAGCCATGATAACACTCCTTTTGTTTAAGTTTTAGATTAAACAATTGTGCTACCTTGACTATTCAAGACACTCTCTAAGATTTTATGCCTCTTGGGCGTGCGAACTTTCCCGCAGTCATAGGACGTAATAAAACGCTACCCTAGAGATATAAGAGTATAGTACACGAACTTTAAGTGGATTACAATTAGTTTATTTTACTAATTAGCTCTAGGTTACGCTTTTGCAAGTTATCCATAGACGCGTAATCATTCTTACCTTTAGCTACTGCCAGTGCTTTGTAGTTGTCGTTAAGCTCGTCTTGCAATGCCGCTTTACCAGATTCAGAAACTGCGCCACTCTTCATACTATCTTCGCCGGTTCTCACCGATAAGCTTGCAGCTAGTTTCTTAAACAACGGCAACTCCAATAGAGCCTTGCCTTCAGGTAGATTGTTATCAATAAATGCTTTAGCTAGTGCGTCCTTCTCAGTATATGCCTCACCCCACTCAGCCTTTAAACCATCTTCAGTACCGAATTGCTCGGCAGCTTTGGCTTGTATTCCTTCAAGTGTACCACCTAGTGCATCAACTACGCCTTGGAATGCGTCAGAACTCATGCCCTTTTCCATACCAACTTTTGCTAGGCTATCCATCATGCCTTGGCTAATCTCACTACCCTCATTAAAGCTTTCAGGTATGTTAAAATTATACTTACCGTCTTCTGGCACACCCACTTCAGCAAACAACTGGCGCTTATATGCATCCATTACTTGTTCGTCCGCACCCTCGTCAGGTTTAATCAAACCCTTCTTACCAATCATACTATTTAGGTTAGTGTAATTCTTATCAAAGCCCTCAAAGTCTTTAACGCCGTTCTTATCAAACACTTCTCTTGTAGTTTCTGGTAATAAATCCCTAAAGCTTTCAAAGGTTAATGCCTCTGGTGCTGCTTCTGGCGTTTCGGTTGCTGTAGTTTCTGGTGCTGCTGTTGCGACTGCTTCAGTAGTAGTTGTTGTAATTTCTTCAGTCATTGGGTTAGTCCTCTAGGTTTAGTTTGTTAACTTTCTCATACTCAACGGTCATAGCTGTGTCTATGTGGTTAATCACAAACTTCTTGCCTGCGTTGAATGCCATTTGCATAGGCACGTCTTTACCACCCGGTAAATCTGCAACGTAATAACCCATGTCGTATTTAATTGATTGCAATACCCTCTTGCCTAACTCAGTATCAAATAACTGCTTCAGTGCTTGTGATTGCTCTTGATCGGTTTTAAATGGTGGTTTTACAGGTCTAGCCTGTAGTTCGTCCATATCATCCAGTCTGTTCATTTCCTGCCGTTTGCAATGCTTGTCCAGCCTCTCCAGCCTCTTTAGCAGTTTGCAATCCCTGTTGTAGTTGTTGTTGTTGTTGGATTTGCTCTTTCAGTGCTTTGTATTCTTTTTCTTCTAATAGTACTTTCGCAGGTATACCACGAATTTCCGCGAACTCTTCTATGGTAGCATCATAATCTATACGTAGCAATGCTTCAGGGTTAGCTTGCGCAACTGCAAACATATCTTGCAAGAACAACTGCATATTAACTGCATCTTGTCCACGCTGTGCATTAGCTATAGGGCTTGTGTATGTAACTTCCAAGCTTGCGCCTTTAAGTGCTTCAGGAACAATTAAGTCACCACGGTCAATACCCATGCGCAATATACGTTCACTTGTAGGGCCTAAGATATCAGTTTGTATTCTCGATGCCTTTGGTGCTAAGCCCCTTAATTTCTCTTGCTGGCGTATCTGCGCTTCTGTTGCAGTCATATCATTATTGCTTAACGTCTGGAAGATATCCACATAGAACGCTTGCATTACCACTTCACGCCTTAATCTGTTACGCTCTAAACTAAATGATAGGTCACCGTTTACTTGTAACTGCTTAATAGTATCATTCGGGTTGCCTCTACCAATGTTAGGCGCACCAGCAGAAAGGTTTAACTTGCCGAACTTAGCTTCTGAACTTAACGCGTATGCTGGGCGTAATGAATACTCCTCTGCAAATGTCATGTGTCTTTCACTAGCATTTAGAATCTTAACATCAGTAAGAGCAACACGACCAGGTGAATCTCCCCACTTCTCGTTGTCAAACTTACCCCAACGCCCAACCATAGCAGGGAATGTGTGGAAGCCAGATGTCTTAACCTTCTTCTTATCTTCTTTCAGCCAGTAATCACTACGATACTTAGCGAACTGTTCACCTATACCATCAGCTTTAAACTCAGGGTTAGGGTATATGTGGCGCAATACTTTAACTTTATCGTCAGGCTTCTTCTTGGTTAGAAAGTCCGCTTCAAACTCCCAATCCTCTGCTTTATCCATCTGCTCAAGCTGTGATACAGTATATTCACGCTCAAGAAATACCTGTTCCACCGTACCAATAAAGCTTTCAATGAAGTTTAAACCCTTAGGGCCTTCAGCTCTAAATGATGCTACATGGTCTTTATCACTATCAACTAGGAATACTGTTGTTCCGTAAGCACCTAAATACTGCAATGCATAGAATAGATTATCGTAGAACTTAGTCTGCGGGTCATTAAATACACTTAACACGTAGTCCTGAGCATCTTCAATAAACTCTTGAACCTCACGCTGTTTCATCAAATCTTTATCGCGGGTCTTAAAGTTAATGTACTGAGCTGCTGGGTTAGCTAACAAACCAACCGTGGATGCTGCAAATATCTCTAATGCCCGCTCTGCTGTACCATCAAACTGTAAACGCCTGCGCTTTTGCCCCCCGCCGTACTCTGACATAATACTTTCTGAGCTAGGGAATATGAACTTATTAATCTCATTCCATACCGTGGTAAAGGTTGATTTGTCGGTTTCTAATTTCTTAAATCTATCTACAGCGTTATCCAAGTGTAACCCCACTAGCTTGACCTGTTACGCCCTGACCACCCGTTAGGAATGTTTCAGTTGGTTTTCTTTGCTCGGCTTGTATTGCTTTTCTACGCTTAGTGTCTGCTGTTTTAGCTGCAAGTTCTTGGTTAGCTGCTGCTGCACCACCGCCACCACCCTTTGGTTTACTAAATGCTGATTTAGCTGCTGCTGCTGCTGATACTGCGGCTATTACTGTGCTTATTGCTGCCATCACATTTCCTTTGTTACAATCGTTTTAATGGCTTTGTAACCGCTCTTTTGTAATAGTTTTAAGAGGCGAGGATTATATATACCAAGGTCTATTATATCACATTGTATTTCTTTTTCAACATGTTTTAACAGCTTAATGCCAGTAGTGCCTCTATGCTGCGGCTTAACGTACCAGAACGCTTCGTAAGCTATACTTCTGCCACTCCAAGGCTCTTGCCCCTTTATGAACGCTATAGTGCCTATTAACTCCTCATCCTTAACAGCAACAAACATCTCAAGTACGCCAGATTCATAGATAGCCCTCATATGCAATCTAGCAAACTCTTCATTGCGGTGACTGATTGGAAGCTCATTAGCTAAATCAACTGCCAAGTTCTCTACGTCTTGATACTCGTGGTTATCCGCACGCCTAAAAGTAATCGTTGATTGTTCCATAGTCGTCATCCTTTGGTTTGGGAATAATGTTAGTGTTATATAAACCGGAGTTGTTATCTGTGATATTTTGCACTGAAGCATTACCTATTGCAAAATATCTAAACGCATCAGCTCCATTAGAGTATTCGTCATGTAATGGCTTGTCATCGAACCTATTACGGGTGTCGTTAAACTTGCGTCTATACTTACGCAATGCCTTAAGCCCTTCTTCACAGTTGGTATCATCAAACACACATTGCCTCATGAATGCCCTTACTGCCATGATATCCGCATTAACATCACGGGTTACTTGATGGCCTATAACCTCACCCTCATTAATTAGGTCTTCAAGCTGCTCAATAACCGTTTGGCTCATACCTATGCGCTTTTGCTTAGCATCGTGCGGAAGGTTATGGTCTTTGTAGTTGTACGGCTTCTCATTGATTACCTTAGCATAATGGGCAAGCTCTTCACCCTTGGCTTGGTAGTAGTCTACAACTCTCCACTCGTAACCAACTCTTTGTACAAACCATATAGCTGTGTCATCACTAAATCCTATATCCCACCACGTAAAGATAGGAGCTGTTGGATCATATGGCACGCTGGTTATCTTACCCTTATCCCTCATGTCAGCTAATATACTAGCATAATACGTACCTTCTAAGGCTCTGCGCACCTTCCCTTCCCATACATGCTCGTATTCTTCAGGGTCAGCTAATTGCATCTCAAGGCGCTCATCGTCTAATTCTTTGGGGAACCAAGGGTTTTCATCGTAATTTATCTCAACCACAACACTTCTTTTGGGCGGCTGATTTAATACAAATAACTGGTGTATATGGTCTTCTTCATCTTCTGGGTTATAACTTACCCATATTTCTGAGTCGGGCGCTCGTATTGTAGGAGTTAAAATATTCCAACTGCTCTTACTAGTCTTATTGCCCTCCTCCACCCATGCAAGATCAATGCCCTCAGTAGATTTAATCTCGCTGGCATTCTTCTTTAAGCCCTTAAAGATGAAGTCACTGCCATTGGGTTTATATCGAATGGTTGTTTCTAGTAGATCAAAGTGGGCTTCTAGCCCCATACGTATAATTGTATCCGTTAGTAGTTTATGTGCTGAATCCTTGATACTCACTTGATACTCACGGCAACATAGTATTCTGCGCTTTCTCTCCATTGCCTTCACAACTAACATCTGAGCAATAGCCCATGATTTAGAGCTACCCCTTCCACCATATGCAATTCTATACCGCGCGTCTTCTATGAATAACGGGCCTAGCTTCTCAGCTATTTGTACTTTTACTTGAGACATGCTCTATAAGCACCTTTGTTGTGATTGGTTTATCTGCATCACCCTCTAAGGTGGCTCTTGATAGCTTAGGGTGTACGTACTCTGAAAACTTACTCAATACATCGAAGGCTTTCTCTGGGCTTTCTTCAGCTATTGCTTGTAGCCAACCCGCCATATTCTCTGAACTCTCTTCTAGCAGTTTATTTAGGTTCTCTTTAAACCTTGAGGTGTCCTTATTAGGGATTCCCTTTCTACTACCTTGTAATTTATTACCCTTTTCAAAAGCCATACTACTCCACGTCACTCTCTGTCACTCTCACTTAATTCTACACTTATCTAATGTGGATTGCAAGCTACTTCTTTTCGTGCAAATGTTCGTTACCCCTGTAAGCGTCTAACACCTTAGCTTTGGTTTTTGGCATCAAAACGCGACCCCGCTATTACCCCACATCTTATCAGCTTCTATACTGTCGTAGCACGATTTCCTCTCCCTGAACCCCAAGTACACGTGCGTCTTGCGTACCACCTTCCGTTTAGGAAAGAGTTTATCAGCGTACAGTTTAAAGGTTGGTCTTGATACACCTGCTAACTCTGCTAGCACCCCATCACTTTCACCTTTGTGGCCTAAGTAAGCCCGCTTTACTTTCTCGCTGGTATCTTTCATCATTTTTCTAATCCTTTGTAATCGTTAAACTCTTTAGCAAACGTATCAGGCACATCTAGCAGCATACTTGCCCTTAGTGACTTCACTAGGTTGCTTTGTTACTCTTGTTCCGCTTTGTCTCATTTAATTACCCTCCGCTGCTTCGTCTATCTCAACCGTTAGCACACCTTTTTGTAATAGGCTTTCTTCTTGCTCAATAAGGAAGTTCAGATAGTTACGAGCTTTCTTCAAGTCCTTAACACCGTTTTTCTGCCTCCAGCGTTTAACGTATTTAATTACACAGCCCTCAGCATAGTTTAAGCCCCAGTCCGCTATAACGTCCCATGGCTCGTATTCACAATTAGTGTAATGCGTTGGGTTATCTACTTGTTCTTTCATGTCGTTTCTCCGTTGTTTAGTTCTTGCAGTTCGGTAAAGGATTCCCGAAGTTCGTCCAGAAAATACCTTAGTAGCGTTATTTCAGCTTGTTGCTCAGTAATGCAGCCATAGGCTTGCTTATATCTATCAGCGGGAACGGCTATTGTGCCTGTTCCCCTATCGCACACCTCTTTAATATCTGGACGCTCCATATTGAAGTTACGCAATACCTCTTCGACCTTTGGGACGTATACTATTTTACTCATAACTGTTTCTCCGTTGTGCAAGTTGGTTCTTGCAGACTAGTGACAATACCGTCCATTAGATCAGGTTCGCCGCAAAATGTTAAAGCTAGGCACGGCAATAATGGCACCCCCCAGTTAAACTCTATCTTGACTGTTTTATTCATTTCTCTCTCCGCTTTACTGTTGGGTGTTGCCATCCGAAATTACCTATATACGTCTCTTCGCGTTTGGCGAGAGTCGTCATCTCGACCAAACCACTATAACTAAACCCCATTACTGGTGGGTGCAACCAATCTAAGAATTGTTTTATATCTGACTTCATGACTGTAAATACCCGTTAAAGGCCTCCTCGCTAAACTCTTCCACTATTGTTTTCGCTATGCTACTCATGTTGGTATCAGGTGCGAAGTAAATAGGGCTTGCCAGCTTGTGGCTGTACGTGTAACTATCGCGTCTCCTGCCTGTATCATGCATCCACCAATAGAAATACCTGTTATAAGCATTGTGCACAAACTCATAGCCACCAGCCAACTCTTTAAGGCGTTGGCGTATCTTTGGGTTAGTTACATGGGCTTCTGCTTGCGCCTCGGTCTTGAAGTAGTTGCCTACTGCTAGGCGGTGCTTATCTATCATTGCGTTAGTATTGGCATCGCAAACTATGTAGCCGCTAGACGTACACCAATAACTTTCACCCTCTTCAGGCTTCCAAAGCCCAGCCTTCTCATCTGGCAGCGCGTTAATCTTAGCTTGCAGAGCGTCAAGCTCCTTAATTAATTCTTGTTTTGTAGTCATTACGATATCTCCTCGGCCATTGGCGCGGTTCTAATTAGTTCTAGTAGTTTCTTTGATTGCGCAACTCTTGCAGTAGCAGCAGCAGTAGTAGCAGCAGCATAAGCAGCAGTAGCAGTAGCATAAGCAGCAGCGTTAGCAGCATGAGCAGCAGTAGCAGTAGAAGCAGTAGTAGCAGTAGTATAAGCAGCAGCAAGAGCAGCAGTAGCAGCAGCAGTAGCAGCAGTAGCATAAGCAGCAGTAGCAGTAGTAGCAGTAGTATAAGCAGCTCTTCTGAACATCTCCCAAACACCGCTCTCAATCACTTCCCCGCCAATCTTGCGCAAATACATATCCGCAATATCTTGAATCGCCTTAGTCTGCGCATCTGTTTTAACAAATTGAATTACTCCATACTCTTTATCTACAAGCAACCAATGTAGGAACTTATCAGCCACGCCCGTTAAATCTGAGCCTACCTTAATTGCATTTAAAAACTTAACTGGAAAATCTTTAGCATCCTTATTCGGCAGACCCTCAAATATACCATCTTCTAATCTGGCTAAAACCCTAGGAATCCCTAATTCAATTTCATAAGCCGAATGGTCTTGACTGTGAATAGTGCAGCCAACCGCGCAGCCTTTACCGCCCTCCCAGTATACACCCTTGGTTATCTCGTCTGCCTTAGCGTGCGCCCTAACTCTTGCTAGGTACTCCGCCTTGATTCTCTTATCACCGTGATAAGCTATTAATTGTTTTGTTTGCATCTTACATTTCTCCGTTTGTTAATTTACCATACACCTTAGCACGCACCCTACAACCCTAATCTAGCGATTAACCGTACTTTAAAACATACTGTAGCAATAATGTAACAGCTAGCGGCTCAGGTATATCCCCAGCCTCCCAGCGTCTTACTGTTCGCTCATTAACCTCGATGTAGTCAGCCAGTTGATTAACCGACCAATCGAGTTCTTGTCTAAGTTTTTTAATCATTACAGAACCCTCGCCATGTAACCGAGCCTAATTTTAGTTTTTCTAAACCAGTATATTTCTGCGCTTCTTTTGGTTTTGTAAGATTTGGCTTTAAGGCGGATTTTATCAAAAATTATAAACTTACCATCTAGCTCTGTCAGCTCGTAGTGTTTTGTGTTACTAATTATATTTTCCATTTTCGTTATCCTTTGTTGTGGCGGGCTTTGTTGCCCATAATTGATTTTAACGACTACTGGACACTATATCAACCCAATTATACACGATTAGCTCTGTTTAATATCCGATTGTGATTTATTAGTCACACTATCGCTAAATTGGTTACAGCCAAAATCTCTCCGTGTGTTTAATTCCGCGTGGTAGTCACTGCCATCCATTACATAAAAGGGTTTATTTCCCTCGGTTTGCCAGTATTCAAAAGCAACAAGGCTACACGCCCCAAAGTCATCGGGATTTGCAGTGCCGTTGTAATGCACGTCAGTTTCATCGCACCGCTTCCAATGCACACACTTTTCACATACTTCATTACTCATGCTCTATTCTCCTTTGGCCTTGGTGTTAATATCACTAGGACCCTGGGGTAGTGGTATCCAATGCGTATACTCATCACTCGTATAATAGTCGCAATACTCGTCTTGCTCATCTGCCGTCCAGCCCTCGTCAAGCCACACTACATTTGTGTCAATCCAGCGGATAACACCTCGCATAAAAACGCCCGCTTCGTCTACCGCGATAGCTACGATATAAGTCCCATCCTTTGGTGCGGTGCTAATATCTCTCCACGTTACAGGACATAGCTCTAAGTCTTTAAATACGCAGCCTGTGCTTTTTGTATGCTCTAGTTCTCCAGTCATCTCTATTCTCCTCGTTGTCTTATCACTTCTTTAAACGCCATTATCTCAGCAACTTCACGCTTTAACTTTCCATCGGCTTCGCGTATTCCTGCCCTTTCTTCGTATTGCTCTAACTCTATGGGGGTTAGAGTGCTTAGTTGTTGTTCTGTTATCATTTTAATACTCCTTGTGGTAGCTTGCAACTAACCATTTGTTTTTCTTTGCAATTTGTTCTATTTCGTGCATTTCTTTCCACTTATAATTGCGGAATATCGCCACGCCTTTTCTATCTACAAATTTAACTTTAAACATCTGTAAAATAAACTCCCTTATCGTTCTTGTAAAATGCTGGTTGCTCCGCGCTTCCAACGTCATTTAACATTGTATATCTACTTTGCCTCCCCTCTAACCATAGGTAATCAGGGTTTTGCTCGCATGAGTGCATATTATAAACTTGGTCAAATTCCATGCCCAAGCCCCTACTGCCTCGCGTCATACCTTCGTCATTTAGCTGTGCCGCTGTTACTGTGGCAACATTCTCTTTCTTGCCAAGGTTTACAATCCAATTAGCTACTGAGTCCAAATGGTCTGCTTGGCTTGTCTTGCCCTCACCTCGTACTAACTGCCAGTAATCAATAAACACTACCTTGATATCAAAGCGGCGAATAGTAGGGATAATCACCGCAGACAAGTCGGAGATTGTAGAACCTGGCATATCCACAATGTGTAGGTTGTTAGGTGACTTGGTTATGTAATCAGCAACTAACTGCTTGAATTCCGTTGTTTTCCTAACGTCTTTCAAGAAGTCCATAGGGTTAACGCCCATTGAACGCCCAGCTATACGCTGCATAATTTGAACCTCACCCATTTCTAGCGCCACATACAAGCACTTAACGCCCGCTTCGTTCAGATTGTAAGCCGTTGTTCCCATCAATGTTGTCTTACCAACCTTTGCCTTTGCACAAAATCCATAGTTATAACCTCGGATTAAACCACCACCCATTGCACCATCTAAACGCTTAAGCCCTGTTGAATACATTGGCAAATCAACGCTTAGGCTTTCGTATATATCCCTAGCAACATCATGCCCAGTTCTAACTCTATGGCTCATTAAGCCACTTTGCAGCGTATGTAACGAGGCTGCCATATTCTTTAGCATGTCAGGGTCTTCACTATCGCTTACAGCAGTTCTAGCTATTTTTAGAGCCTCTCTCATAGTGAAGTCATTTCTTATAGACTCTGCAAGGCTTATGACATCATGCAACATCGTTACACCCGCTGCTAACGTCATAAAGTAATTATTACCTATCTCGCTCAGTCTATCCTTGAACTTAGCTCCGAGCGATAACGGGGATGCCTCCATACCTGAATAGTATGAGCGTAATATCTCTTCCCAAGCCTCACCATGCAAAGGCTCTTCAAACTCATGCGGCTTAACGTCAGTTACTTTTGTTATAAATTTAGGTTGCATTAATACCAACCCTAGGAATGTTTGCTCAACTTCTATCATTTTTAATTCTCGCTCTTTTTTGTGCTTCTGTTTCTGGTACTGCCTTGTGTGTCGCTTTCTTTGTTAAAGACCTGTAGTCATTCTCCCAGCACTCCCCATTTAACCATGAGCTTGGGTGTTGCTTTGATACGTCTGTGGTTTTTAAGTAGTTATCGTAATCTCTTA